TTCTTCCGCCCGGCGGATAATGCCCGCGTGTCGCGGCAAGGCGCGCTTGGCGGGTGGGATCAAGTGCGGGCAAGGTTGCGCGGTGATGAAACCGGACCGGGTTTGCTGATTTTCAGCACATGCCGCGACCTAATTCGCACTCTGCCAGCGTTGCAGCATGACCCGGACCGCCCGGAAGATGTGGACAGCGACGGCGAGGATCACGCGCCCGACGAGGCGCGTTACGCTTGCATGAGCCGCCCATGGGTGCGGCAAAAGCCCGTGCATCAGCCGGGCGCGATTGTATCGGTTGGCGCGTCAAATACTGCCACCTTCAACGACTTGTGGAAAACCGCACCGCGCGCTTCGCGGTGGTGATGGAGTTCAAGCCATGTCAATCAGTGCGCCGTTTTCACCCGGCGAGACGCTCACGCTTGCCGTGACGGATGCCAGCAGCAACGCCAGTTTTGGCGCGGCGGGAACGCAGGCTTCCGTGATCGAGGTGCAGAACCTGGGCACGCTGACGTGCTTCATTGCCTTTGGCGCGACCGCCACCACGGCGGGCTATCCGATTGGCGCGGGGCAGTCCAAGGTGGTCAGCAAGGCGCCAGGCGTGGCGCAGATCGCGGCCATCTGCGCGACTGGGCAAAGCACCGCGCTATTTATCACGGCGGGCCAGGGCCGGTAACTTGGGCCAGCGCATTAACACGCGGCTACGGGCGGGCGGCAACGCTAGCGGTATCGCGTTTGATTTCCGGGCTGGCGCGCTTGATCCCCGCATCACCTTCACGCGGGCATCTGCGGGGTGGTTCTTCAACAGTGCGGGCAATCTGGCGCAGGCGGCAACTGATGCGCCGCGTTTCGATTATGACCCCGCCACGTTGCAAGCGCGCGGTTTGCTTATTGAGGGTGCCAGCACCAACATCGCCTTGCATTCGCGCGATTTCACGCAAACTGCATGGGTCAAGACAAACATCACCGCCGCCTTAAATGTCACCGGCATTGATGGCGCTGCCAATACGGCTTCACGCCTGACTGCCACGGCTGGCAACGGGACCGCGCTGCAAACCATCACATCCGCAAGCGCCACGCATGTCAGCAGCTTCTTCGCGCGGCGCATTACCGGCACTGGCACGGTTCAGATCACGCAAGACAACGGCGCGACTTGGACGGCCATCACGCTGGCCGCCGCGTGGCAGCGGTTTGAAATTCCGGTTGCGACAATTGCTAATCCGGTGATTGGCTTCCGTTTGGTGACAAGCGGCGACGTGATCGCGGTTGACGTGGCACAATGCGAAGTGTCGGCAATTGTTTCAAGCCCGATCATTACCGGCGCGGCATCGGTGGCGCGGGCGGCAGATGTGGCATCAATAACAACGCTGTCGCCCTGGTTCAATGTAAATGAAGGAACAATTCTTGCTGAATATCAGCGACCATTTGTTGGATTTAATCAATTCGAAGTTAATTTTTCCAATGGAACCTTCAATGAGTTTATTGGTCTTTATACAAGTGCCGCGAATCAAATAGCTGAAATTAGACAAGGCGGCGCAAGTCAAGCTAATCTAACTGTAGAGGCTGGGGCTGGCGTCAATGGGCGATTGAATAAAAAAGCGTTAGCTTATCGAGTTAATGATTTCGCCGCCTCTTTGAATGGTGCCGCGCCTATCGTTGACACTTCCGGTTCTCTTCCAACTGGTTTGACCACAATGAGAATTGGCACATTTCTTGGTGCAAGTCAGTTTTGCAACGGCTGGATCAGACGTATTGCGTATTATCCGACGAGATTGCCCAATGCCACGTTGCAGGCGCTAACCGCATGACCTGGACCTACACATTCCACCGCTTCCCCAATCGCGCGGCTTTTGAGGCGGCCTATGACGCGGCGGGCTTTGCGCGTGAAGATGGGCAGATCGCACCGCCTGAGATCGTGGCGCTGGACGTGTGCGGAACGTTGTATGACCCAGCAGAATACAATGCCCAAGGCGTCATGACCAAACCGCCCGCATCGCTGCAAGGGTTCCACGTCAACGCGGCATGGGCTGGCGAAGTGCCTGATGCCTTCAAGGCTAGTTTGATTGTGCCAACTGCCCCCAGGAGGGTTTTCGCGTAATGTCGCAGGAACCCGACGATCTTGATTATGACACGCCTGCCGGCAAATACCGCCGGTGGATTGTCGAGATCGAGCAGGCCGATCAGTGGTGCAATAACTGGTATCAAACGGCGCAGCGATGCTTGGACCGATATCGCGACGAGCGGAAGAACGCGTCTTCATCGGATGACGGCGAGCGCCGCATTAACATTTTTTGGTCCAATGTCTCGACCTTGCAGCCGGCGCTTTACGCGCGCCGCGCCAAGCCTGTGGTTGAACGGCGCTTCAAGGATGCTGACCCGATTGGACGCACGGCGGCGGAAGTGCTTGAGCGCGCCGTCACCTTTGCGACTGATAGCGACCAATTCGACGAGGTAATCAAGCAAGCGCGCGATGACCGGTTGATTGTTGGCCGTGGCACGGCCTGGCTGCGCTATGTGCCGCACTTTGAGAAGATGCAGCCGCCGACGCCTTCCGAGGGCGTAGGAATCACTGACGACGCTTCCGAGTATGAGGCCGAGACGCCAGAAGAACCCGGCGATATGCTGGTGTTTGAGGAAGTGGCGCATGACTATGTGGCGTGGCGCGATTACCTTATGTCGCCGGCCAAGACCTGGCGCGAAGTGCGATGGGTTTCGCGCAAAGTGCAGATGACGCGCGCCGAATTGATTGAGCGATTTGGTGAAGAGATTGGCCGGGCGGTGCCGCTTAATGCGCGCTTGCGGCAAGACAATCCTGACACGCCAGAGGCGCGGTTTCGCGATGGCATGGCCGCGCGGGCTGAGGTCTATGAGATTTGGGATAAGGCGGAGCGCAAGGTTTGCTGGATTGCCAAGGGCTACGAGGCGCCGCTTGATGAGCGTGAAGACCCGCTGCGCTTGCGCGAGTTCTTCCCTTGCCCCAAGCCGTTGTTTGCCACCCTGACGACTGATAGCCTGATCCCGACGCCTGATTTCCTGTTATACAAGGATCAGGCCAATGACCTTGACGATGTCACCTATCGCCTATCCAAGCTGACCCAGGCTTGCCGCGTTTCTGGCGTTTTTGATGCATCGCAAGATGCAAGCCTTGGGCGATTGTTCCAAGAGGGCAAAGATAACCATCTGATCCCGGTCAATACTTGGGCGGCGTTTTCCGATAAGGGCGGGCTGCGCGGCGTGATGGATTTCGTGCCGCTGGACGGCGTGATCGCTACTATCCGCGAATTGACGGGCCGCGAGCAAGCCCTAAAGGCGCAGATTTACGAGATTACCGGCATTTCGGATATCGTGCGCGGCTATTCCGCACCATCCGAAACTGCCACGGCGCAGCAGATCAAGGGGCAGTTTGCCGCGTTGCGCTTGCAGGAACAGCAGGCCGAGGTGGCGCGATTTGCGCGCGACTTGATCGCCATGACTGCGGAGGTGATTGCCGAGCATTTTCAGCCGCAGACGATTGCGCTGATGTCGGGCTTGCAGGAGCAGGCGCCAGAGTTTCAACAGGCTTTCATGCCGGCGGTGGAATTGCTGCGCCAAGATGCAATGCGGAGTTTCCGCATTGAGATCGAGACCGACAGCACGATTGCTATTGATGAACAGGGCGACAAGCAGGCCGCGACTGAGTTCCTGACCGCAATGGGCAATTACATGGCAAGCAGCCTGCCCATGGCGCAGCAGGCGCCGGAATTGTTGCCGGTTGTCGGGCAAGGCGCGGTGTTTCTTGCGCGGCGGTTTCGGGCCGGGCGGCAGCTTGAGGGCGCCATTGAGCAGGCGTTCCAGGCGCTTGAGCAGCGCGCGCAGCAGATGGCGCAGCAGCCGCAACAGCAGCAGCCTGACGCGGCCATGTTGAAGGCCCAGGCTGATCAGCAGCGCTTGGCGCTGGAGGCCGAAATCAAGGGCCGTGAGCTGATGCTGCGAGAGCAAGAATTGGCGTTCAATGCCGATCTGAAGGCCCGTGAAATGGGCTTGCGTGAGGCCGAGATGATGCAGTCCCGCAAGGATGCGCTTATGCCTGAGCGTGAGGCGCTGGTGCAAGGCAACGAAGGCGCCTTGACGCAATTGGCGGCATCTTTGGCGGCTTTGGGTCAAAGCCTGGAAATGATGCAACAGCAACAGGCCAATATGGCGCAAGTGCAGACGCAGGCCTTGGCGCAATTGTCGGCTTCCATGGCGGCGCCGAAGCGCGTGGTGCGAGGCCCTGATGGGCGCGCCATGGGCGTTGAAACGGTGATGAACTGATGGCTGACAACGTAGGCTATACGCAGGGCGATGGCACAAAGATTGCGTCTAGAAATGTCACTTATTCTGGCGATTCGGTGCAAGCGCAGGTTGTCGGATTGGCTACATTTACTGGCGCCGATGACGCCAAGATCATTACTGACATCGGCACGTCCAATCCTTTACCAATCACGGCGCCGGGTGGCATTGCGGTAACAGGCGCATTAACTGACGCGCAGTTGCGCGCCGCAGCCGTGCCGGTTTCGGCGGCTTCCTTGCCGTTGCCTTCAGGCGCAGCAACCGCCGCCAATCAGCCGGACGTGCGGACCTCGCATCCTATCTATGGCGACCGGGGCGCGGTTGTGCGGCAGGCGCCGGCGGATATTTGGAGCGTCGGTTTTGCGGCGTCCGGGTCTGGCTTGCTGGCGTCAGAAATGACGCAACGGCGCCTGGGCACCGGCATCACGGTTTCGCAGTCATCCAGTAACCTTGTGATTGCGGCGGGCACCACGGCGAACAGCGAGTTTCTGGCGCGGTCAGTCGCCAGCTTCCGGGGCGCGTTCATTCAGCGCCACAAGACAATCCTTTCGCAACGCATCGCCAACAACAACTTTTATGTCATGCTGGCTGACGTGATCGGTGAAGGCCTGGCCTGCACAATCAACAGCGCCACGTCCATCACAGTCACCAAAGTAGCACACGGCTTCACGAATGAAAATGTCGGGCAATTTATGTTTGTCGGCGCCATCAGCGGCGCGGCGGGCGCGCCAGGGCGCTATGCAATAGCCTCGATCCCAAGCGTGAATACGATTACCTTCACGGTCGCGGGTTGGCCTGCTTCCGGGTCATGCACGGTGGACCTGTTTGGTTGGAATTACATCCGGACGGTATACACCGGCACGACAGCGACTAATGCAAACGTGGACGCGCAGCGTCGTGGGTGGAACAGCGGCGATACCGTAGCCACGATCATCACAACGGCGTCGCCCGGTCATGTGATGAATGTGGCCGCTGATGGGCGCAATGTCTATTGGTCCGATGCGAATCCCGCATCCGCATCCGTGCCGACCGTCACCACGCGCGCCAGCCGAATTGAAAACATTCCAGATGATGACGTAGAATTGTATCTCTATATCTGGTCGCAGAATTGGACCACGGCGCCCGCGTCTGGCACGACTTGGACGATTGGCTTTCTAAGTATTGAAGACAACGCCAACGTCCCGACCTACATCGCTGGCGTGCGGCCTTTGGGTAGCGCGGCACCGCTTCCGGTGGCAATTTCAACCACGGCGACCGTAACCTTTACGCAGCCTGCGCTTGTGGCAAGCGCGGCAGCCATCGGTGACGTGGGCCAGCAATACCGCGCCAATGCTACCGGCGCGGCGTCTGGCGCCCATATCGTATCGGCGGCGTCCACCAATGCCACGGTAGTCAAGGCAGGCGCGGGCCGTGTGCTGGGCTGGTGCTTGGCCAACACAAACGCGGCGTATCGGTATGTGAAGCTGCACAATCAAACGACTACGCCAACTGCCGGGACGGGCGTGGTTCGCACTATCGCGCTGCCGCCAAACAATTCAGTGACGTTCACGATTGAGGGCGGCATAGCCTTTGCCACAGGCATCGGCTTGACCATCGTAACCGGCGCGGCGGACGCGGACGCGACGGCGGTGGGGCTTAACGATGTTGTGGGCGATCTGTTCTTCGCGTGAGGGGGGGGG